ATATTTTATTCGGAGAGTACAATGTCTGCTGGTAATTTACAAGAAATGGAATTAACGTCACAAGCCAAGCAATCAAAGACTGCGGTTAATGCTGGTGCTAAGCCTGCTGAACCAATGCCCTCAAATGGAGAATTTGTTGCTGGTGTTCCTGGGCAATCAATCACCGACTTAGGTGGCCCAACCCCTTTCAACTATCGTTCAACTGACGATTCTTCTAAATTAGCTACTCAAAACGTGAAAACCGTTAGAGATGTAGTTAATGCTAAAGCAGCTAGAGCTGAAGAAGTTGAAGTTGAAGAAGATCAAGAAGTTGTTTCTGAAGAAGAAGCTCTTGAGCAAGAAGAAGTTGCTGCGGAAGAAACTGTAGAAGAAGAAGCTGAAGAAGAAGCAGAACTTGAGTTTAACGTTGAAGAGGATGTGAAAGCCATTTTTGGTGACGAAGATCTCTCCGAAGAATTTAAGGAAAGAGCAGCTCTTGTTTTTGAAGCTGCACTAAGATCAAAAGTAGATGAAGCTGCTGAAATTATTCAGAAGCGTTATGAAGCTGCTCTTGAGGAAAATGTTGCTGCTATTGAAGCACAATTAACCGAAAGAGTAGACTCATACCTTGAGTATGTTGCTGGTGAATGGCTTGAGGAGAATGCTCTTCAAGTTGAGACTGGCATCAAGGCTCAACTTGCGGAGTCATTCATGACAAACCTCAAGGGTCTTTTTGAAGAACATTATGTATCAATCCCTGAAGATAAATACAATGTGCTTGAGAGCATGGTCGCAAAACTTGATGACATGGAATCAAGACTCAACGAGCAAATCGAAAGAAATATTCAGTTAAACCAAAGACTTAGCGAATCCGTATCAGATGGAATTCTCTATGATGTCTCAAGAGGTCTCGCTGAGACCCAGAAGAGCAAGCTCGCAAGTCTGGCTGAAAGTGTTGAGTTCGTAAGTGAAGAAGACTATCGTGAGAAACTGGAAGCATTAAGGGAGTCATACTTCCCAAGAAATCCAGTTACTCCAGAAAGAGAAGATGAAATGCTAGGCAGTGACTCGGAAGTTGTTTCCGAATCAATGAATGCCTATCTACAGGCTATTTCAAAATTTTCTAAGTGATTTTAATATTATAAAGTAAACACTTTTTCCAAGACAGGAGAAAACACGCAAATGTACAACTCACAACATTTGCAAGAAAAGTGGGCTCCTCTTCTAAACTGTGAAGGTCTTGATTCCATCAAGGATTCATACAAGAAGAGCGTTACCGCAATCTTGCTAGAAAACCAAGAGCAATTCTTACGCTCTGAACGTATGCTCACAGAGGCTTCACCAACCATGTCAGCAGGCACTGGCGGTTTTGGTGGTGGTACTTATGGTACTGCTGCTGCAACTGGTCCTGTTGCTGGTTTCGACCCCGTTTTAATCAGCCTCATTCGCCGTTCAATGCCTCAGCTTATCGCTTATGATATCTGTGGCGTTCAGCCTATGACTGGCCCAACTGGTCTTATCTTTGCGATGAGAACCCGTTACGCTAACCAGTCTGGAACCGAAGCATTCTTCAACGAAGCTGATACCGCATTCTCGGGTCAGAACAAGCAGCAGACCCTTAGTGCTGGTTTCGCTGATGCTAATGCTGGTATCGGTACAACCACTCAGCGTGGTTCCAACCCTGCAATCCTCAATGACATCGGTGTTGTTGCTGGTATTGGTTCAACCGATTACAACGTCGGTGGTGGCATGGCTACTGGAGAGTCTGAAGCTCTCGGTGATAGCGGAACAAACACTTTCGCAGAAATGGCATTCTCGATCGAGAAAGTCACCGTTGCTGCAAAGTCAAGAGCACTCAAGGCTGAGTACAGCTTAGAGCTTGCACAAGACCTCAAGGCTATCCACGGTCTTGATGCTGAAGCTGAGCTTGCTAACATCCTCTCAACTGAAATCCTCGCTGAAATCAACAGAGAAGTTGTTAGAACCATCTACAAGATCGCTGAAGCTGGTGCTCAGACCAACACTGCTACCGCAGGCTATTTCGACCTCGACGTTGACTCCAACGGTCGTTGGTCAGTTGAGAAGTTCAAAGGTCTTCTCTTCCAGTTAGAGCGTGATGCTAACGCTATCGCTCAAAGAACTCGTAGAGGAAAGGGCAACACCATCATCTGCTCTGCTGATGTTGCGTCTGCTCTCACCATGGCTGGTGTACTTGATTACACCCCTGCCCTCAACGTAGGTCTTAATGTTGATGACACTGGTAACACCTTCGCTGGTGTTATCAACGGTAAGTATAAGGTTTATATCGATCCATATTCGGCTAACGTTTCTGCTCAGCAGTACTACGTTATCGGCTATAAGGGTCAGAATCCTTATGATGCTGGTCTCTTCTATTGCCCATACGTTCCTCTCCAAATGGTTCGTGCCGTTGGTCAGGACACCTTCCAGCCTAAGATTGGCTTCAAGACCCGTTATGGAATGGTTGCAAACCCATTCGCTGAGGGTACTAACCAAGGCTCAGGCGCTCTTCGTGTTAACGCCAACCGTTACTACAGAAGAGTACAGGTTACCAACCTCATGTGAGTCACTCTCCGATTCACTCAGACCCCCGCAAGGGGGTCTTTTTTTATCTAAATATTTAAAAGTCCTGATTAATAATGGCATTTCCAAATCAAATTGCCAATAGAAATTTCTTATCTCCTATTGGGTTTAAGTTTATTTTATCAAAATATCCCAAGGTAGATTTCTTTAGCAATAAAGCAAATATCCCTGGCATTACATTAGGAGTAGCCGTTCAACCTACATACTTAAAAGATATTCCTGTTCCTGGTGACAAACTAGAGTATGACGATTTAAGTTTGACTTTTATTGTTGATGAGAACATGGAAAATTATCTAGCCATTTATGACTGGATGGTTGCCTTAGGATATCCAGAAAATGTAAGTCAGTTTAATGAATTAAGGTTAGAAGATAGATACTACCCTGCGGACAGCAGCAAAGATATGTACAACCAGTATTCTGATGGTGTACTTCAAATTTTAAATAGTAACTATCAACCAAAGTTTCAAGTTAAGTTTAAAGATCTATTTCCAGTATCTTTAACCACATTAGAATTTGATGCTACAAACACTGACTACAGTTATTTTAGTGCAACTGTCACATTCAAATACACAATCTTTCAAATGAAAACCATTGGTGGAGCTATTTTATGACCCTTGATGAAATTCAGGATATGTGGGAAACCGACTCTGTTATTGATCCTGATAATTTACATTTAGAATCTTTAAAGATTCCACAATTACATGCAAAATATTTCAAAATTTATAACAATTTAAAATTACTAAGTAAGAAAAATTACTATGACATGAGTGTCGTTAAAAAAGATCGACATGAATATTACAGTGGCAAAGCAGATCCTGAAGTTTATACCGTGGAACCTTTTCCTTTTAAAGTTCGTGATAAAGAAAGTATGGTTCGTTATCTAGATGCAGATAAAAAACTTACTGACATGAAACTGAAAACTGAGCTTTATGAAACTATGATAAATTATATTGAAGACATTCTTAAAGTAATTCTTAATAGAACCTATCAAATTAAGAATGCCATCGAATTTCAAAAATTTACTGCTGGTTATAGTTGATGAGTCACTTAGTTATCTCTAAAAAGAATGAAGTCTATCTAAAGATCCAATCAGAACCACACGTATTACAAGAACTTTCAGATAGATTTACCTTTGAAGTACCTAACGCAAAATTCATGCCCCAATATCGTAGAAGATTTTGGGATGGAAAAATACGATTGTTCTCCACACATACAGGAGAAATTTATGTTGGACTATTAGATAAAGTTATAGCATTTTGTGAAAAATTAAATTATACTTATGAGTTTCGTGATAGCAAATTTTATGGAGTGCCATTTGAAATTAATGACATGATATCTCGTGAAGGTGTCACGGATTACATGAAAAAGATTTCAAAGTATCCTCCCAGGGATTATCAACTGGATGCAGTCTACAGGGCTCTAAGATACAACAGAGGTCTTTTAATTTCACCCACAGCATCTGGTAAATCTTTAATGATTTATTCCGTTGTCAGATATTATGCTGAAAAGGGAATGTCAATTCTTATTGTTGTTCCAACAACTTCTCTCGTTGAACAAATGTACAAGGATTTCCAAGACTATGGTTGGGATGTTGAAAATTATTGTCATAAAATTTATTCAGGAAGAGAAAAAAGCAATGAAATGCCAATAACAATTACAACTTGGCAATCTATCTACAAGTTGGAGAAAAATTGGTATTCAGGTTTTGATGTTGTTATTGGTGACGAAGCACATTTGTTTAAATCAAAATCTTTGGTTGACATCATGACCAAACTTTTAGATTGTAAATATCGTTTTGGTTTTACTGGAACATTGGATGGAACACAAACACATAAGTGGATTTTAGAAGGTTTATTTGGACCTTCATACAAGGTAACCAAGACAAAGGAGTTAATTGATAAAGGACATATATCAAAACTTGACATTAAAATTTTATTGCTTAAGCATGAGGCTCAAAAGTTTAACACTTATGAAGATGAAATTCAATATTTGATTTCCCATTCTAAAAGAAATAATTTTATTAAAAATTTAAGCCTTGATTTAAAAGGTAATACCTTGATTCTCTATAGTAGGGTCAACACTCATGGACGGGTCATTTATGACATAATAAATAGTAGCGTAACAAATGATCGTAAAGTATTTTTTGTTTATGGTGGTGTTGATGCTGAGGAACGTGAGGAAGTAAGAAAGATTACAGAGCTTGAAAACAATGCAATAATCATTGCTTCTTACGGAACATTCAGTACAGGTATCAACATCAAAAACCTTCACAATGTTATCTTTGCCTCACCATCCAAATCAAGAATCAGAAATCTTCAAAGTATTGGTAGAGTATTAAGAAAAGGAAATCAAAAAGAAAAAGCTGTTCTTTATGATATCTCTGATGACATTTCAACAAAAAATCTAAGAAACTATACTCTTAATCATCTTATGGAAAGAATTAAAATTTATAATGAAGAATCATTTAATTATGAAATTGTTACAGTTAGTATGAAAAAATGATAGAAGACGATTTCTTAGCATCTATAAAGTTAAGAACAGGTGAGGAAGTAATTTCTTCCGTATGTGCATCAGATGAAGATACTGGTATCATTTTAATTCTTGATAATCCTATTGTTATGAAAGAACATGATACTCCATTAGGTACAGTTGTACGTGTTGAACCTTGGATTAAATATGCAGGAGAGACAATGCACTTTGTTGATATGGATGATGTTATTACAATGTGTGAGGTTACAGATGAAAAGATAATCTCTGTCTATGATCAATATGTAAAGGAAGTACAGTTTGGTTCTGGTAAGATAAAACCTACTAGAAAGATGGGATACATATCTAAACTAGAGGAATACAGAAAAGACTTAGAGAAACTCTATAAATCCTCTAATAATTAATAAAGATATTTTTATCAACCTTAGCAAAGGTATTATAGCCATATTCGGGAGTCTTGTCAAGTCCCCCTTTTTATGTTAGAATAAGACCACTAACGGATCGAATTATGGCTAAACGAAGGGCTAATGCAGAACACTACGTCAATAACAAACAGTTCCTTGAGGCACTGACTGACTTCAAAACATCAGTCAATAAGGCAAAGGATCGAGGTGACCCAAGACCACGTATCCCAAGATACATTGGTGAGTGTTTCCTCAAGATTGCAACACACCTATCATACAAACCAAATTTTGTCAACTACATGTTCCGTGAAGACATGATATGTGATGGTGTAGAAAACTGTGTTCAGTATATTGATAACTTTGATATCAATCGTGGCAATCCCTTCGCATACTTTACTCAAATTATTTACTATGCATTCCTTCGTAGAATTGAAAAAGAAAAGCGTCAGCTAGATATTAAAACTAAAATTTTAGAGCAATCTGGATTTGACGAAGTGTTTGTTTCTGATGGAAATATTTTAGACTCTAGTGATTCTGATTACAATACTATTAAAAGTAATGTCCATCAAAAAATGACGTATAACTGATGAAAGTAGCTATTATTACAGATCAGCATTTTGGCGTTAAAAAAGGAAGTAAAATTTACCATGATTACTTCCAAAAATTTTACAATGAAGTGTTTTTTCCAACACTAGAAAAAGAAAACATCTCTATGGTTTTTGATCTTGGAGATACTTTTGATAGTCGTAAAGTAATTGATTTATGGAGCCTTGATTGGGCAAAGAAAAATTATTACGATAGATTGGAAAAGATGAAAGTTCATGTCTGGACTGTCATTGGTAATCATACCGCTTATTATAAAAATACCAATCAATTCAATACAGCAGATATTCTTCTAAACAAATATGATAACGTAACTAAGATTCATGAACCAACTGAACTTGTAGTTGGTGATCTTCAAATTCTTTTTATTCCTTGGATTAACGAAGAAAATGAAAGTCTCACAATGAGAATGATTGAGAGTACCAAAGCAAAAGTAGCGATGGGACATTTAGAGTTAAGTGGGTTTTCCATGTATCGTGGAATGGTTCAAGACACTGGGCTAGATCCTCAAATCTTCTCTAAATTTAAAAGAGTTTTTTCTGGGCACTATCATACAAGATCTAATAACGGAAAAATCTTTTACCTGGGAAATCCCTATCAAATGTATTGGAATGATTGTGATGACAATCGAGGATTTCACATCTTTGATACTGAAACTTTAAAGTTAACTACAATCAATAATCCATTTGAACTTTTCAAGAAGATTAATTACAGCGATACAAATCATCAGCTGTATGACTTCAGAGAATGTGCAAATAAATATGTTAAGTTAATTGTTGACAAGAAAACAAATCAAGCCAAATACAATCATTTTCTTGATAAGTTGCTTGCGTCTGATTGTCACGAAGTTAAAGTAATTGAAAATTTTTCAGTCAACGATGTTGATGATGTAGACCTTACTCAAATTGAAGATACTATTTCAATTCTAAACAAATATGTTGAGGATTCTGATATCTCTCTAAACAAAAAAACAATAATGCACCACATAGAGGAAATTTATAGAGAAGCATGTGAGGTAGGATAATGTATGTCATAGCTTTAAAAGACAATGTTAGTGAAGGTCTCTATGCAGTGGAAAATGAATTCGGGCAAAAAGTTCTTTATTTATTTTCTGATGAAGATGATGCCGAAAGATATGTTGGTCTTTTAGAAGCAAATGATTATCCAGAGTTGGAAGTCATCGAAGTAGAAGAGAAGAAGACTATAAAAATTTGCGAAGCAAACAATTACACTTATTTGATTATTGACTCTGACGATTTATTGATTCCCCCTGATTATCATGATTACATTCAAGACGATTAAATGGAAAAACTTTCTCAGCACAGGCAATCATTGGACTGAGATTAAGTTAAATGAATTTGAAAACACGTTGATTATTGGTACAAATGGTGCTGGTAAATCTACGGTTCTTGATGCTTTAACATTTGGTCTTTTTAATAAACCATTCCGAAAGATTAATAAACCGCAGCTAATCAATTCTCAAAATGATAAGGATTGCTTAGTAGAGATTGAATTTAATATCGCTAACAATGAATATAAAGTTGTTAGAGGCATGAAGCCAACGGTATTTGAAATTTATAAAAACACTGAAAAGCTTCCTCAGAATGCAGACTCTAAAGACGATCAGAAACATTTAGAACAGAATATTTTAAAACTAAACTACAAGTCCTTTACTCAAATCGTTGTCCTGGGTTCTAGTAGTTTTGTACCCTTTATGCAACTTCCTGCTGCAGGGCGTAGAGAAGTTATTGAAGATCTTCTTGACATCAAAATATTTTCATCGATGAATGATGTTA